TTCGAGGGCGTAGGCGATGGCCTTGTTGTCTTCGTTCAGGGCATCGGGCAGAAGCGCATGGATGACCTTGTTCTTGTACTTGGCGCGGTGCATCGCGAGGATGGAGTCGCGGAAGTAGTCAAGCGAGGCGATGACGCCCGTGTCGATGAGCTTGGTGAAGCGGGAACCGCTGTTGTTGCTCTTGGTGGTCACGGCACGCACGATGCAGAGCTGGCTGTCTTCTTCGACGAGCGGAATCACACCGCCGTAGAGAAGGATGTCCTGTTCTTCGCCACTCCACTTGTCCTCGACGGCAGGGGTGGCAAGGCCAGGAATGGCCACGCTGTTCATCGGCACGTTCGGCTTGGAGTTGCTGGCAAAAATCGCACCGAGACCCGCCGCGATTTCCCACACGGTAGCGTTGATCTTGGTCTTGACCGCCGCGATATGCAGGCGTTCATAGTTATGCTTGAGTGCTTCGGTCTTGGCGGCAGTAGCCGAAGCCGAGACCATAGCGCAGATGGCACGCTGGCCACGCTGTTCAAGCGGCGCGGCGGCAGCTTCAAGATGCGTCTTGAGGTAGCCGAGGTTCGTTTCGTCATTCACCGGGGAAACGATGATGTGGAAACGTTCAGGGAAGGCAGCGGCAAGGGCAGTCGTAAGGTCAACCGTACCGACGCCAGCCGTGGCGCTCACAGCGCCTGCGGTAATGCCAGTCGCTTCGGATGCCACGGACACGTTCAGGCCACCCATAGCAGCGGACACATACGCACCGGCGCACTTTGCAGTGAGAGTGACCTTTGCGGAAGCGGCTTCGGCGGTGACAGGCGCGTCGGGAGTGTTGTTCACTTCGGCGGCAAGGGCCGTGGCGACAGCGGCTGCGGTATCGGTCTTGGCGACACCCACGCTAATCTTCTGGCCGTTAATGATTACGGAAACAATGCCTGCCGCAGTAGCCGTCCCGGAAAGAGTGCTTTCCCAGGTGGCCGCAGAACCCGTCACGGCACCGTGGCGAAGCATCGTGATCTGGGCATACTTCCAGGCCTTCTTGGCGGCCTTGTACATCTGCATGAGCACGGAACCCGCACCGGCGAAGTCGTAGGCCTCGGTCTCGGTGCCGATTTCGGTGGGCTTGTTCACCGGGGTAGTGGACGCCTTGGCGGTGGAAACATCGCCGATAAGCAGCACCTTCTGGATGTTTGCGGGCAGCCCGTTCGGGCCAGCGTAGTAGTTGTAGCCCGTGTAGGAACCCGGAATCATGGTTTCGGGGATATTAGGGGACAGGTTCATTGTTTACCTCTTTGAAAATGACTTCGCCCTGGGCAAGTACCTCGTGTTCGGGCGTTTCGCTCTGGAACGTAGAGCCGATGGAGAGCAGTTCCCTGTAGTTTTCTTCGGCGGCTTCGGGCACGACCGTGAACTGCGTCTTAAACTTGATTTCAAACAGCGTCAGGGCAAGGCCAAGATGCTCCGCAGTAGAGACATCGTTCCAGCCGCTAACGGTTAGGGGCTCCATTTGAAGCCCGAGATCGTTACGGTGCAGCTTCTGCACCACATAGGACACCATCGGGTGAATCATCATCCTGCGCTGTTCCTCGTTCGCAAGGTTCTTCACGATGAGTGTCACCACCACCTCGACGGACTCGGTAATCTTTCCGCCCATTCCTTCCTGCTCGAAGTCGCCCTTGATGACGGCGACCGTAAAGCTCGGATGGGTGATGGTCTGTAAATCCTTCTGGATATCGACCGCCTTGAAGACCATCTGCGGGACATTACAGCCTTCAATCAGGTCTTTGACAGCCTTTTCTATCACATAGCAGTTAGTAACGGCAACCGGCTCACTCATAGGGACCTCATAGATTCCATGGTGAACTGCGCGTCACCGGTTTTTGAAACGACCTTGAAACTCGTTTCGGGAATATCTTCTTCCGGGACAATGCCGATGGACACTTCGCCTTCGGCAATGCCCTTCAGAAGGGATAGAGCGTTCTTGTAACGGAGCTGCATGCCGTCGGAGACATTCAGCTCTGTCACGCGTTCGTACAGGTTGTAGATCGAAAGGTCTACGCAGATGGTACGCAATACACTCGGGATACCCGGAAGCGGCAGCTTGAACCGCTTGCCGATATAGGCATCGATAATATCGCTGCTCTCGGCAATGGCCTTTTCCACGACAGCCACGTTCACGGTGCCCGTGGCATTCGGGTTCGTGTCGTCGGTAATCTCGACCAGGCGGGCTTCGGGAACATGGCCCCGGATATCTTCGAGCGTACAGTAGTTCATCTGTTAGGCAGCCTTGATGACGTTCTTCAGGAGGAAGCCCGCATCCTTGCCCACGACCAGTTCCTTGAGGTAGGAGCCGACCTTGAGCTTCTGGGCACCCTTGAGGCCGATCTTGGTATCGACTTCGTTGGAAGTGACACGTTCGCCGGACTGGGCGGTAAGACCCCACGCCACGCCATCCGTAAGGTTGGAAAGCGGTTCGTAGTAGTGGGCCCAGATATTGCTGCCCCAGCAACGGGCAAGCGTCGGGTTTCGCGGGTTCTTGGTGGTATTCACGCGGGATTCACCCACGAAGATTTCGTCCACTTCGAACAGTTCCGCGACCTGTTCGCGGGTAGCGACGCCACCGGTGAAGTTGCCACTCGGGTAGAGAGCCTTCAGGATGTTTTCGTCGCGGCGGAGCTTCGCCCACACGGCGGCACCCATGCCAAGGCGGTTCGGGCGTGCAAGCGGCTTGTCCAGGTATTCCAGGAGAACATCGACGATGTTGAAACCGGTTGCGCCAATGCCTTCGTTGTCTTCGTAGGTGTGGGAAAGACCGGAGCCATAGTTGGAGGTGTTTTCGACAAGGCCTGCCACGCGCATTTCACGACCGAGCGCAATGCGGTCGGCAAGCGCCTGGAGGTGGGAATTTACAAAGCGGGTCGGGTCGTCAAGCTGGTCGATATCTTCCTGCGGGATGATATCTTCGAGACCGTGTGCGACGCAGAAATCGGACACTTCTTCGCCGGAAAGGTTGATGATGTTCGGTTCGGAAGTACGGCCCACGCGGGTATCCTGCACGGTAAAGCCGTCACCCTTCGTGCGCACGGTGTACTTGAAGTCGAGCTTCTTGCCGTCCAGCTTCTTGATAGGCATCACGTCGTCGGCGATGAGCTTGTTGTTCTTGTACGCGATGACAAGACCGGTCTGCTGTTCGCCAATCGGCAGGATAAGACCCGTGGTGGCGCAGGACACCCCGGCAATCGGGGCAATCGAGTCCACGAGAATCTGCGGGACGCCGCAGGCGGTAAGCGTGTCTGCACCAGCGAAAGCGGCGACAGTGCACACGAGAGCGAGGAGAATGAGCGGGATTTTGGTCATCTTCTTCATGTTGTTCTTCCTTTTTTGAATTAACCCGAAATGACACCGGCGTAGCCGACCTGCACCTTGATGACATCGTTCGCAGCCGAGGCAGCTTCGAGGGCGATGGCATACACGACATCGTTTGCGGTGGAGGCAGTCACTGCCTTGCCGCTTGCCGCACTCTTGATCTTCGCACCTGCGGAAATGGAGGCACTAGCGACCACGGAAGCGATACCGTAGGGCTGCACTTCCACGTCGGCACCGGCTGCGGCATCATTGAGAGCCACGCCAATCACGGCATCGCCAGCACCTGCGGTGGTGACTTCGCCAGCGGTAGAACCGAGCTTCACGAAGGTATTCTTCGACACGCCTCCGGTTGCGGCCTTGTACTTCATGGCGTTCACCGGAGTGGTGGGCACGCCGATACCGTCGAGCTTGATGCGGATGAAGTCGCCGCTTACACCGCTATCGAGAGCGACAGCGCAGCCCGGAGTTGCAGAAGCCGTGACAGCCTTGCCATTGGAATCCGGTTCGACGGCATCGCCGAACGAAACGGAACCGCCAAGCTCGACCTTTGCGATACCGTCAAGCTGGACATCGCACGGGCGGCCTTCATCGGAGTTGATGTCGGTGGACACACCGAGCACCGAATCATCGGCGGTGGCGAGTTTGACTTTGCCATCCGCAGTGCCAACCTTGGCGAAACGGAAAGCGGGGACCGCTTCTTCAGCGGTAAAATTGAGAATGTTTCCCTTCATTCTGGGTTCTCCTTGTTATTTGATACATTCTTCGGCAGCTTCGGCAAAAGTGAGCACACGCCCCTTCGCTTCCTGCTCGGCCTTGTAGGCGGAAATCTTTTCGGCGGCGGACTCTGCCTTCTTGGTCTTGAAAATCTGCGATTCGCCGAACTCCACGATCTTCGGGAGGTTCTTCACCGTCTCTTCGAGCACCGTTGCCGGGTTCACACGGTCGTCACCTTCGCCGAAGCAGCCTTCGCCATCGACCGGCAAGTGCTGCAACGCGCCGAAAACCTTCATCAGGCTGTCCTTCATCACCTGATTGCAACGGCCTTCAGCAATGGCGTTGTCCAAAGTCTCGGAGAATGCCGCACCGGCGCGGAGGCGCTGCGCCTGGAGCTTTTCGGCCTTGAGAGTCTCGTTCTCTGCCCGGAGCGCGGCATTCTCTTCGCTCAACCGCGCCGCTTCGCTAGAATTGCCTTCCGGGCCATTGCCGGTCGGCTCGTCGTGAGGGGGCGTTGTAGGCTGAGGATCCTGGCTCCCGGCGACCGGCGAGCCAGAACCGGCTTCTCCTTCCTGATGTTCTTCGTCACCGTCCGTCGGTTCGGTGGTTCCACCAGCCGCCCCATCTTCTTCCGGCTCACCGAAAGAAGAAGGGGTGTCAGCGGTTGCGTCACTCTTTACGGCAGGCTGCTGCCTGGGAAAATCCTTCGCGTCCTTCAAAACGCTTTCAACTTTTTCAAGATCCTTGATGGCGTATTCCGGGAAGACCTTGTCCGCAGCTTCGATGCCTTCCTTTTCGATAAGCTGCTCGCGCTGGCTTCGGAACAGGCGGCCAATGCCGCCGAGCTTATACACAAGCGACTCGAATACGGTACGCGGCACCAGGCGGTCCCATGCGAAAGGCTCTGCAAAGACGCTCACGTCCTGCTCTGTAACGCCCTTGTCGGAATCGGCGAACATACCTTCGCCAAAACACAGCGGGGCCATACCCTTCATGGCAGGGCCGACCGCACCGAGAGCGCCCAGGTGTCGCAAACCCTTCTTCAAGTTGCTGTAAACGGCAGCCGAAAGATACTTGAAGCCGCCCTTCTTCACCTCTTCGGCAAAGTCCGGGTCAACATCGTCGAGCTTCACCTTCAGCACTTTGTCTTCCACCTTGGAATCGACAATGGAGCCGACACGCGGATCGTCAACCTTCGGGTGGCCCTTGACCATCGGCGGCTGGTAGCCTGCGGCGAGCTGGTCGTGGATTCCCTGGTTGAGTTCTTCGAGGTCCGCTTCGCTAAAGTCGTGAGTGTTGCCCGCCATATCGACGACGGGGCCGGTCTTGAACGCCTCGACCCACGGTTCACGCAGGTCGTTGGATTTCAGAATCTTCGGATGCTTGTCTTTCATGGCTCCAAATTTACCCGCTTGCCCGCGAAAGAGGGCATGACAATGACATGCCCTTTGTCAGTGATTTCCGGCTACATTTGCACGGAGGTATATACCATGGATAAAACTTTCTGGCAAGAGGCATTGAAACAGTTCGGCGTGGGCATTGTCTTCGCCGTCATGCTGGCCATCTTCTACACGAATGAAAACGCAAAGTGGGAAAAGAACGCGGCGAACGACCAGGTGCGATGGGAAGCCGTCTTGAAACAGTATAGCGACGACCAAAAAAGAGCACTCGAAACGATACGCGCATGCTGCGCCGAGAACCACGCAACACCCGGGAGAATGCCATGAGCAAGTCCGAACTCAAGCCCAAGGCAAAGGAACTCTACACCATCCACCAGATGAGTCTCGCAGACATCAGCCGACGGCTCAACATTTCCACGCGCACCCTACAGAACTGGAAGGCAGAAGACCGCTGGGAAGAAACCCGCGCAGAAATCAGCGGCGGCGAAAAGAACTTCCACGCCGAACTCTTCAGCCTGGGCGAAGTGATGGCCCGAAAAATCAAGCAGGACGAACTCGACGGCGTGAAGATTGCCCCCGAACGCTACACCGCGCTCCAGCGCATCATCGACACCGCAGAACACGCCCGCAAGTACGAGGCCGTGGCACCGAAAAAGAACAAGTCCGACCTTTCCCCGGAAGAACGCGCCAAGAAGGCGCTCGAAGAAATCAAGAAACACCTGGGCGTTTTAAATGGCAGCACTTGACGATTTTTTCTTTCCTTACCAGAAGCGCTGGCTACTTGACAAGAGCAAGGTCAAGATTTTCGAGAAGTCCCGCCGTATCGGTGGAACGTGGGTCCAGAGCTTCGAAGACGTGCAGGACTGTATCGAACAGCCCGGACTGAAAGTCTTTTTCAGTTCCGCCGACATGACGGCTGCCGCCGAATACATCGACTATTGCGACTCCTGGATTCAGAAGCTCAACGCCATCGCCAAGGCGCTCGCCGAAGTCAACTGCGAAGACATCGAGGACTGCGTTTTCGCCGACGAAGACAAGGGCGTCAAATCCAAGCTCATCGAGTTCTGCAACGGCTCCAAGATTTACGTGCTATCCAGCAACCCCAAGGCATTCCGTTCCAAGGGTGGAAAAATCGTGTGGGACGAAGCCGCCCACCACGAGAACGACCAGAAAATGTGGGCAGCCGCGAAGCCTGCCGCCATGTGGGGCTATCCCATCCGCATCTTGTCAACCCACAACGGCGTGAACAGCCTATTCTACAAGCTCATCGAGAAGTGCAAAAAAGGCGAACTTGACTACAGCGTTCACACCGTGCCAATCCAGCTCGCAGTAGAGGAAGGCGTTGCCGACCGCATCTGCGGCAAAAAGCTCTCCAGGAAAGAACGCGAGGAATGGCTGGAGCAGGAACACAAAGGCTGCTTGACCGAGGCGATATGGCAAGAGGAATACTGCTGCAACCCGCAGGACGAATCCAAGGCCATGATCAGCTACGACCTCATCCACAGCTGCGAACGCCAGGGAGTTCTCGGGCTCGAAAAGGCGAAGGGCCCGCTATATCTCGGTTGCGACGTGGCACGCCACCGCCACCTCTATGTCATCTACGTTCTCGAAGATGTAGGCGGCACGCTCGTATGCCGAGCCGTCGAGGCCTACCAGAACAAAAAGTGGAGCTACCTGGAACAGAAACTCTACAGGTTCCTGATGCTCCCGAACCTCGTGCGTTCCTGCATAGACCGCACCGGCGTGGGCGACCAGTTCACCGAACGCGCCCAGGACAAGTTCGGCACCGTCAAGGTCGAAGGCGTGCTCTTCACGAACACCGTCAAGGCGGACCTGGCAATCAACCTGCTCCAGGCATTCGAAGACCAGAAGATCGTCATCGAGAAATGCCCCAAGTTCCCCGGAGTCGAAGGCCGCATCGAGGACGAACAGGCCGAAAGCATCCACGCCGTCCGTAAGATCGTCACCGCCGCCGGGAACGTGCGCTACGACGCAGCGAGCACCGAGCAGGGCCACGGCGACTTCTTCTGGGCAGCGGCCCTTGCATACCACGCCAAAAACGCAAGCGAAGCGGGCCCGATATTCGTTCAAAGCGAAAATCCCTTCAAACACGAAGCAATCGATTTTGGGGGATTTTGAGAAACGCGCAGAAACGCACTTCTAAGCCGTTTTTTCGTTTACCCTAGTGTTTACTCGTCCGACTTTAGAAAATCATTTTTCAACGAATTTGAACGGCTTTTCAACGAGATTAGAAAACCACCGAGGAATGCATGAGCAAAAAGAGTAAAAAACACCCCGAAACCAACCAAAAAAACGGTGAAAAACTCCGTTTGGCGACCGAAGTGGCCACCCGGGCGCTCGCCACCTTCGTATCGGGCGAAGACTACCTGCCGAACCCCGACCCCATCCTCAAGGCGCAGGGCGGCAACATCAAGGTTTACCGCAACTTCGTTGACAGCCACCTCGACGCAGTGAAGAACAAGCGCTTCGCCGCCATCACCAGCCGCCCCTGGACAATCGACGGAAGCAAGGGCGACGCCAAGAAGGCGAAGATGCTGGAAGAATACCTCTGGAACCTCGAACTGCGAAACACCATATCGCAGATGCTCGAAGCCGACGGCTACGGCTACGCCGTCCACGAAATCGTGTGGGACGCGGTAGAAACCGAAATGGGCACGCTCATACTCCCCACCTCAATCAAGGACCGCCCGCAGGAATGGTTCAAGTTCGACGACGAAGGAGAGCTGCTCTTCCAGGACAAGAACACGAACCGCACTCAAGTCCCCGACAAGAAGTTCCTGGTCACACGCAACCGTCCAACGGCAAGCAACCCCTACGGCGAGCCGGTCTATTCCCGCTGCTTCTGGCCGCTCACCTTCAAGAAGGGCGGGCTCAAGTTCTGGATGATATTCGTCGAAAAATACGGCATCCCTAAAGCATTGGGCAAGGTCCCCGCAGGAACAACCGTCCAAGACCAAAATACATTCCTCAAGATGCTCTCCGGGCTTGTGCAGGACGCCGTGGCGGTATTCCCGAACACGGGCTCCGTCGAGCTCCTTTCTCCGAACTCGGGAGCCGCAAGCGACATCCACAGCAAGCTCGTGCAGTGGGCAGATTCCGAAATATCCAAGGCGTGGCTCGGCGAAACGCTCACCACCGAACAGACAAGTTCCGGCGGCACCCAGGCGATGGCCACCGTCCACAACGATGTCCGTTCGGACCTTGCACTCGACGACGCAGCCATGGTCGAATCCAGCATCAACCAGCTCATCCGCTGGATCTACGAAATCAACTGGCCCACCGAGAAAGTCATCCCCTGGATGAACATCATCCTGCCGGAAGACATGCAGCAGGCAAGGCTCGACCGCGACGCCAAACTCACGCAGCTCGGCGTAAAGTTCAATGCCCAGTACATCACCGATGTTTACGGCATCGATGAAAAGTATTTCGAAATGACAGAAGTCCAGCCGCAGGGCGGCATGTTCGCCGAACATGATGATTGTCATTGTTTCGCAGAAGGAAGCGTCAAAAACAAAATCGAGAAGATGATTCAGGACCTCTCCGCAGAGGATTTGCAGGAACAGATTGAAGAACTTGCAAAGCCGATTATCGACCTTGCGGAACATTGCGGCAACTACGAACAGTTCGAAGAAGAGCTCTACAAGATTCTCCCAAACCTGAGCAGCAAGAAAATGGACGATGCAGTGACAAAGTGCCTGCTGCTCTCCGAAATGCAGGGCCGTGTCGATGCCTGATAAAAGCGAATTGCAAGCCATGATCAATGCCGCCTGGAAGATGGAGCCGAAGAACGCCATCGAGTTCTTCAAACAGAAACAGGTGAAGGCGGTATTGACTGCGAAGGAAGCCCAGAAAAGACCCAAGGATGTTTTCGGTCATTGGGACTGGACGGACACCATGCGTGAACAGCACGACAGGGTTTTCGTCGTATCGAAGGCGACATCCATTGCATTGGTAAAAGACATCAAGAAGTCTATCCAAGCCGCGATAAAAAATGGAACTTCCTACCAGGACTTTGCAAACGATATCATTCCGACCCTAAAGAAAAGGGGATGGTGGGGCGATGTGAACGCCGTCAACCCCGAAACAGGCGAATTGAAACCAATCGTAGTAGACCAGCGCCGTTTAAGGACCATATACGGCACCAACATGAAAACGGCATACGATGCAGGCAAATACAAGGAGATGATGGAAGAGGCCGACATCGCACCGTATTGGCGATTCGTAGCCATTCCAAAGGGTCCGCTGAACCCGCACCCGCGAGAAAGCCACGCGGCTCTGCACAATATGGTTCTCCGATACGACGACCCGTTCTGGGAAGTTTTCTTCGGGCACAAGGGCTGGAACTGTCACTGTTCAACAAAGTCCTACACAAAGCAGGGCATCAAGAAACTGTACGGGAAGCCCGCCGATGAAGTCGTCCAAAAGAGCAAGCCCGAAAATTTTGTAAGCAAGACCGAGACCATTCAGGGCAAGCAGATAACTACTCGCGGCTATAAGGTTGGCGGCAAGGAAATTTACCCCGATGCAGGCTGGGACTACGCCCCCGGAGCATACAGCTATAGGCACCAGGAATATCTGAAGCAGACCATCGACATGATTGACGACAAGAAGACAAGGGACGCCCTCACCTTCCAGCAAAAGCAGGAAATACAGAAGAACTTCAAGGAAATGGTGAGAGTCGATGCACCGATTGATGCCGTCGATAGAAAGGGAAGCTCGTATGTAGCCATGGGATTTCTCGACTCGGTGCAGGAAAAATTTTGCAAGAGTGCTTACAAAATAGACAGCCCGATTATAACATTCGACCAGTGGAGAATCAGGCATACAAGGCGAAATGAAAAAGGGCACGTCGGTATTACGACGGAAACCCTCGAAAATTTGCCATCGCTTATCGATGAATATACACCGACCTATAGAACAGGGCAACTTGAAGACGGATTGATTCTCTTTTCAAAGCCATTCAGGTACAATGGCAAAATGTGCCGAAATAAGCTGGTGTTCAAAAAAGACCCGAAGTACAATACGATGACTTACACGACAGGACTAATTGTGGATGACAGTGATTTCAAGAGACACACGATAATAAAAAAATAGAACGTTCTGGTGGCCCGTTACCTCACCATAGGGTGCGTTGCCTTTCGGTACGTGACCCAAGTGTTTCGGAATTTACACTTACTCGAACATTCTATACCCCTAATATACCACTTTTTCAGGAGAAATGCAAATGATAAATGCTGAAATCGATGACAAAAATTGCAAAATCACGCTAAAAGGCATCGACAACAAGGCAAAAGACATGTCCACGGCAATGAAAATCATCGCCAAGGACCTGCAAAGCTCCATCGAATACAACTTCGAGGTAGGCGGTCGTTACAGTTCCAAGGACTCCTTTATCGGTGGTGACAAAAAGTGGGTAATCAGCAAGTACGGCAAGGGTCGCCTGATATCAAGGGGAACGGGCGGGTCGAACTTGTCGGGTTCATTCGTCAAGTCCAGCACCAAGGATAGTGCCACGGTTGGCACAAACAAGGTTTACGCCCGCATACTCAACTTCGGCGGCAAGACAAAGGCGCACGATATATGGCACCGGAACTACAAGTCGCTAGCATTTACGCGCAACGGAACAAAAGTATTCTACGGAAAGGTCCACCACCCAGGGTCGAACATCCCTGCACGCCCATATATGGTGGTGCAGCCCGAAGACATCGAAGGATTCAAGGAAACACTCTTGGAACACTTGACGGAGGGAATCAAATGACCCTAGAACAGGCTAAGCTGCCCCGACTGCTCGGGCTTCTTCTCGACAAAGTTCATATACCTGTAGATCGTTCGCTCGCTGAGACCCGTTTCAAACGCAAGCTGGTGAACTGGCTTGTCGAAATTGTCGCGCATGTAGCGGCGCACTGCGTTGGGCGTCATCCGGGCTGGGCAGGCTACATGGTTGCCCGCGAACTTCTTCCAGATACGTTTGGCGACATCGAGCCCCAAGGACTTCGCGACCCATTTCAAGTCCTCGTTAGGCAAGTCATCAACTGTAAGGGAATCCCAGACGCTCATTCTGTATTGCAAATATAATCAAAATGCGCGAAAAAAACAACAACATAAAAAATCTTCAAGGGAAAAAGCATGCACGACTTCACGACATTCGAACGCACCGCACCCGTAGGCAACGACAACGACCCCATAAGAAAGCACATGAAAAAGTTCAAGTGCCAAGCCTGCAATAAGGACAAGTTCCACATCCCGCTTAAAACCGTTGACGGGCGCACCGTCTGCATCCATTGCTGCTTGTCGGAATTAGGCCAGAACATTGTACTGGACGCACGGACGGTGGAATCACTGGAAGCAGTCGCAGACAGAATCAAAGGCTACGACAACTACCCGCCAAAGGCTGAAAAGGAAAATGATGAAATCGACTGGAAAGCCTTCAAGCGCGAACTTTATTGGAAATACGTGTTTCCCGATTTAGCCCCGGCGGCTTCTATTGGCATCGGGTGCTTGATTATTTTATTTGTTCGTTTTCTTTTGACCTAAACAAGCCTTGATGGCATTTATTCTGTTTATAAATCCGGCTGCATTTTCTTTTTCTTCAGGAGATTTATCGACAAAGTATTCGAGGTAATACGATTCGAAAATTTCGATACGGTCAATTATGGTTTTGCACAAATAGGAGTCCACACCGCCATGAAATTCTTTTATAAACCTCTTCTCAAGAACCGATACAATAAGCTCGGCTTCGGTCATAAGACCAGCACCGAAATTGTCAGAAATGATATCGAATGCAAAAATGCACGATCTAAGACACTCGTTCGAATCATTGGCGTTCTTTGCCTGCAATAGATAGTTCATTATCAACTTTGACAACAAATCATTGATCTTCGACGATGCTTTCCCAAGACGAACACTCAACTCGGACACATTTCGTTCAAATTCACTTTTTGATTCATCAAAGGCTTTTTTAGAAATATGTTTCGTTTCCTCTTCAACCTTATTGCGCAGCTTTTCCAGCTCGACTTCAAATCGTCTGTTCCAGGCAATAGTCATCGCCAATACGAATACGGCGACAATAACGGTAACGACTCCTATCAACCAGTAGAACGAATTGGAGTAGAACGCCTGCGAGTCCTTCAACGCCTGCACGGTAATCGAAGAATCCATGAGGACATGGACCGTATCGAAGGAGACTGTATAGATCGTGTCGTAAACGATTGTGTGTATGGTGTCGGTGGGCATGGCTTACCAGTGAATTTCGATGATGTTCCCGCTCACGCGGTAGCGGCGCGGGGGCTTTCCGGTTCGGCTTGGGCCTGGGCGGTGGCGGCGTGGCGGGAGCTCAGGGCGAGGGCGACGACCTGGTTGAACAGGCGGGAAAGTTCCTCGACGGTGGGCGTGGCGGTGCCGTTCTGCCAGGCGGCAAGGGTGGCGGGGCTTACCCCCACGAGCTGGGCGAGGCGGCTGGCGGGGGTGTTCGACAGCTCGATGGCTCCCGCAAGGTCTAGAATACCGTTATTTTCGGGTTCACTCTTGACAAAGGTTAAACCATCGTTTAATTCATCAATAGTTTTACTATCGTCTAAAATCCACGATATATCGCACCCTATTCCTGCTAATTTTTGCAGAATTTCGAACCCAGGCTTTCTTTTTTCAGCCGTATATGCCGCTAATTGTTGCGGTGACATGCCCAATGCAGCCGCTAAATGCTTGTCTGCACCATATTTTTTTTGCGCAAATGCCTTGAGTTTATCGCCAAACATAAGAAAAATTCACTTTTTGTTTAATTTTCTCTTGACAAAGGTAAAACGATTGATTAAATTATAGAATGTAGCAGTTATTAACCACTACCACAAACAATTTACTAAAAACGAGGAAACCTTCCAAATGGACAATAATCTTACCGTGACGAAATTCTCATGGCGCAAGGCCGCCGAAAGGGTTTCCGAAATAGCCGGAAAGCCTTACAGCGCCCAGTATATAAGGGAAGTAGCCACCGGCTACCGCACCAACAAACAACTCGCTCCCATCCTCAAGGACCTGGGGCTCACCACCAAAGGAGTAGCATAATGATCAAGAAAATTTTCGACGAGGAACCCGAAACCACCACCGAAGGGTATAGCGAATCGCTACACCCTTTGGACGAAAAAGAACCCGAAATCCAGGGCGAGGGCGACACCGACTTCGACCGCGATGTCCGGGGCGAGACCCTGCCCGCCGTCCATGAAGAACCGCCCAAGACCGAAGAACTCGACCCGACCACGGCGACCGCGCTCAAACTGCGCTACCGTATCTTCAACGGCGAAGACGGCATCCGTATGGTCCAGGACGAGAACAAGGAAGTGTGGTTCGTCGCCGACGACGTGTGCAAGGTCCTGGGCTACAAGAACACGAAGGACGCCATTTCCAAGCACTGCTCCAAGGTCATCGACTCGAATGACCTGGTGGAAGGCGAAACCGAACTCTGCAAGAAGATCACGGTGGACACCAAGGGCGGCAAGCAGGCGATGATCGCCATCAACGAACCCGACCTCTACCGTCTCATCATGCGCAGCCGCATGCCCGACGCCCGCAAGTTCGAGAAGTGGGTCGTCGAAGACGTGCTGCCCACCATCCGCAAGACGGGCAAGTACACCGTGCGCCGCAAGATTGACTACACGCCCAAGGCAGAAGACGCCCAGGTCGTCCCCGCCGAAGAGAGCGTGCAGTGCGAACTGTTCCCCAACATGATGCCGTCGATGACCTTCCCGAAGCCCTTGACCGAAAAAATCAACGCCGCGAAGGTCAAACTCTTCAACGAGGGCCACACGTTCCCCAACAACAAGGAATTCGTGAAGTTCCTCATCACCCGCGCACTCAAGGATCTGGAAGGGTAGGACATGGCAAGCATCGGCGACATCAACAACCTTCAGGACAAAGAAAACCTGGATCTCGGCCTCGTGCCCACGCACTACTTCGACGCGCAAGGCAACAAGCGCAACATCGCCGAAGATGTCGCCGCCATCTACCAGGCAATCAACGGCAAGGCCGCTTCGAGCCACACGCACACCAAGAGCGATATCACCGACTTTCCGACACTCGGCACTGCGGCTGCAAAGAACGTTCCTTCAAGTGGTAACGCAAGCAGCTCGCAGGTGGTAATGGGAAACGACTCCCGCCTGAGCGACAACCGCAACCCCACAAGCCACACACACGGCACAGGCGACATCACCGGGCTCGACTCCACACTGAACGGCATCGGCTCCAGCATCGGCACCATCAACGGAGCCCTGGAACACAAGGCAGACGAAAGCCACACGCACGATACACTCGTAGACCACAATTCTTCTTCAGGTGTAGTAGCCTTGTCATGGGCAGGATCAGCCGTCTCGTCTGTATCGCCAGACGGAAGCAACACACGATCGTCATCCAAGTATCTAGTTGCCGTTTACCTTGATAACGGAACCCCCGTATTCAAGGATGTCGATGTCGGCAATGTCAAGGTTGGCGACAGCCTAAAAATCAACGGACGCTCGGTCGTCTTCAACTCCATCGGAACGGACTCCAACACCCTGTATATCTTCTAATGAGCATCGTATTTAACAACAACTGGCATACGGCGGCACTTGTCATGGGGAACATCGACAACCTGCATCCCGAGGGAGTCCCGCTGTTCCGTCGCGTCTACCATACGGACGCGAACGGCGAGCGCATTCTTGCATACCCGAACCAGTGGTGCACGGCGCACAGTTCATCATACGACGAACAGGTGCGCCAGGCTTTCCAGCCGTCCGATGTTCAACTGAAAAGCGGCAACTTCTGTCTTGGCAACGAAGGAACGCTCGTATTCTCCTACAAGAACGGGGTCAGGAGCACGGCAAAGTTCAACGCCAGCACAAAGAGAGGCGTGAGCTGCACTGGCTGCCATGCCATAGGAACGACGGGCGGCATAATGATGTCTGTCACGCACCAGGATAATTTTGACGCAAACGCGATGGCGACAACCATCATCAGGAACAACATCCACACGTTCCATTCCGGTGAACTTGATCTTGAAGAACTTGGCGACAATCCTACATGCAAAGCAGACGACTTCGTTCACAAGATACCATACTGGTCGCAGCTCAACCCGCCCGACGAATACAACAACAGGCAAGCAACCGGTGGCGAAAGCTACGTCTGCACATCGTTCAGCGCAATCGTCAGCGTTCCCGATGGATGGAGCGGTTCAATGCGAGTGTATATGCCGACAGGCTACAACTTTTCAGCATACACCCGCCCGACAAACGGCATCGCGCAACTCTGCGACTTCAGCACTACCGGAGCGACAACTCACCTCCGTCCTATACGCTACAGCAATAGTAGATGGTATTATCTGCTAGATGCGGTCCAGTCTGGATCAAATGTAGAGCCCGACAAGTACACACACATTTTTGTTCCGTATGTATGGTTCAGCGTTAATGCGGATAGCGGTTCTTTCGAGTTCCAGATACACGACATAACGATGTCCGTCAGGCTATACGATACGATACGTTCTGGGCCGACCTAATTCAAGAATTTAACGAACCTTTCACAAAATCCACTCACAAGGAGACCTACAATGACTACTGCAACATGTCCAATCCACACTCTCGTAACGTCCACCCCGGTCCGTCACTGCGACATCTGCGGCGGTATCGCGAACATCACCGTCAACCGCGACCATTTCTGCGGTGACTGCA